ACAACCAGGGCGCTCTTTTTGTATGCAAAAAAATAAAAAGGAGATACTGAATGGAAGTTATTAATATTAACGTTAACAAATTAACGCCATACAAAAATAACCCTCGTAATAACAACGAAGCTATTCAATATGTAGCTAATTCAATTAAAGAGTTCGGTTTTAAAGTTCCGCTTGTAATTGATAGCGATAACGTTGTTATTTGTGGACATACTCGGTTATTGGCGGCTAAACAATTAGGTATTGAAGAAGTTCCTTGTATTATTGCCGACGACTTAACAGACGAACAAATTAAAGCGTTCCGATTAGCGGACAATAAAGTAAGTGAAATTGCTACTTGGGACCTCGGAGCACTTGTTGATGAATTGAAAGATATTAATTTCATCGACATGGAAGATTTTGGCTTTTTAGGTGCCGACGATTTACGAACAGACTTTTTCGATGAGGAAGCGGAAGATGAAAAATCATCTGACGACGAAACCGAAGAAGAAGATAATGGTAAGACTGTTAAGGTCGTTTGTGATGATGCTAATTACCAACAATTAATAGACTTTTTAGACGAGCATTTATTCGTTTACGAGGTGTAATATGGATAAAACAATCGTTTGTAATGTATCAGTTGAAGGCTTTCATAACTGGCCTGATGCACCAGTGCAATTTGAATATTTAAGAAGTAAACATAGACACATGTTTAATATTGAATTACATATTCCGGTTATTGACTCTAACCGTGAAATTGAATTTATCGAAGAACAACGGCTTATCAAAGAATCGTTGTTAAAAAAGTTTGGCGACAGCAAAGGATATGCACAATTTGGAAGTATGTCTTGCGAACATATTGCGGAATGGTTGATGGACTTATATCCTACAGCGACATTCTGTAAAGTAATTGAGGATACAAACGGAGGAGCAACGCTTGTTAGGAAACAATATAAAAATCCATTTTGCTGGTTCCGATAATGTGTTTAGCGCTAATGCAGCACTAAAGATAGCGGAAGTTAACTATCGACTATATACATGTTATCCGTTCATCGTAAATAAAAAGGTAACTGATGATTTACGGTTAAAACCGGATGCACCGTTGCTTAATACTGGACTGCAATTCAAACATACCATTCAAGATAGTGGTTTATTTACATTGATGTTTGGTGCAGCTAAAGACCGAAAACTAACATATGATGATTTGGTAGATTGGCAAGATAAACTCATGAAGTTTACGATAACCAATAATTTAAATTCAACTTGTGTTGAAGTTGACTGTCAAAAGGTATTATCACCGGAAGATGCGTGGAAATTGCGTTATAGGATGCGTGAAAAGCTACCTAATAGACAAATCAACGTATTCCATAAAGAGGACGGTAAAAAAGGCTTAGATAGGTTAATCGAGTTCGCTAACTATATAGCAATTAGCGTTCCGGAATTGCGTATCACAAACCCTAAAACATTTAGAGAGGATACTCACCGCCTAGCTTGGTATATTAAAAATCGTAAGCCTGAAATTGATATTCACTTATTAGGGTGTACAGATTTAAAAATGTTAAAGCGTAACAAGTTTTGCACGTCAGCAGATAGTACATCGTGGCTTGCGCCTTTGCAATTTGGTATGAGTAGGACGTCGAAAGGCTCTTATCATATCGACCAACACAAACAGGAAATCAAAGAAAAGTTTATGGAGCAAGCGAAATTATTAGGCGTTAAAGAAAAGTCTTTGTTGCGAACTGCAGATAGCGCTATATCTGCATTGTTAAATAAATTAGATTACCAAAGCGTAGCTGGTAGTCAAGATTAAAGGAGTAAATGAAATGTATTATGTAACGAAACGAATGGAGATTGCCGGTTCACATCGACTTAATCTCGATTATGAAAGTAAATGTAAAAACCTACACGGCCATAATTGGATAGTAACAGTCTTTATGAAAAGTGAAGAAGTAAACACTAATGGAATGATTATGGACTTTACACATATTAAACGTGCTATTCATGACCGCTTAGACCATAACCATATTAATGACGTAGTAGGTGAGTTAAACCCTACAGCTGAAAATATGGCTAAATGGATATGCGACCAGTTAGGGGAATGCTGTTATAAAGTATCTGTACAAGAAAGCGAAGGGAATATTGCTATTTATGAACGTGATTGAAATTTTTAGCAGTATTGAAGGTGAAGGCACACGAGCTGGCGAGCTATGTACTTTTGTTCGTTTGGCAGAATGTAACCTCCGCTGTTCCTACTGCGATACAGAATATAGCTTTGACGGCGGAAAACAAATGACCGTTGAAGAAATTATGGAAGTAGTCGATGGTTATGGAAATGTAAATGTAACTATCACTGGTGGCGAACCATTGTTGCAAGATTTAACGGAATTACTAAACGCTATGAATAAGTATTTCGTTAATATCGAAACAAACGGAAGTATTAATCCTATTCCTATGTATGGTGAATATCAAAATCTTATGTTCACAGTTGATTACAAGTGCCCTTCTTCTAAGCAAGAGGAGTTTATGAACAACGGCGAAGCGCTACAGGACTTGGAAGAATGCGACGTCATTAAGTTTGTAGTTGGTAGCTTGGAAGATTTAAATCGTATGCGCCAGTTAATTGAGGACAACGACTTTAAAGCACAAGTTTATGTATCACCAGTATTTGGCAAGATTAAACCTAAAGATATTGTTGATTATATGAAAACGTACAACCTGCAAGGTGTAAGATTACAACTACAAATTCATAAATTTATATGGCCGCCTGATATGAAAGGAGTGTAAGCATGAACCAGGAAACTATTGAAAGTGCTATCAAGCTCCTATTAACAGGGCTTGGTGAAAATTTAGAGCGTGAAGGTATTGTTGAAACACCTAAACGTGCTGCAAAAATGTATTTAGAACTATTGGAAGGCATGAAGTACACGAACCAGGAAATTGCAGAAATGTTTGGTAAGTCCTTTGAAGTGGATACAACTCAAATGGTAATTGTTAAGGATATTGAAGCCTTTTCTATGTGTGAACATCATTTAGCGTTGATGTATGACATGAATATTAGTGTAGGATATATCCCTAATGGTCGTGTTATTGGCTTATCTAAAATTCCTCGTATTGCTGAAATGTGTTGTAAGCGATTACAACTACAAGAAAAGATAGGTGAGGACATTGCGGAAGTCATTTCTATTGCGACTGGCAGTGATAATGTAATTGTACACATTACATCGAAACATAGTTGCGTAACTGCTCGCGGTGTTAAATCTCGTGGTTCCAGTACAACTACAACCACAAAAAAAGGTAAATTCACAAGCGATTATGATTTAACTCGTGAATTTATGAATGGCTTAAAATGACGGTTATTGACTGCATTAAACATAAATGCTTAAACAATAAAAATGGCAAGTGTACAGCCGGAGTCATTGAGTATGACGGCTTGTGCCAGTCATACATAACATACGGCCACGCACGCAAGCCGAAAGGTGGTCTTTGTGTTAGAAGTCATGGTAAGTTGAAGCATAAAAGCAATGAAGTTCTAAAGTAGATATTCGGTGGGAGGTGGTGAGTATGTGAAAAACTATGAAGCAGCCGAGAAGGACTATAAAAAGTTCTTACCTTATAAAGACATAGCCGAGAAATACGGCGTATCAATCGAAACTGTTAAATCTTGGCGGAAGCGATACGGTTGGAAGCGTGCTAAGACTAAACCTAAACCGAAAAAGAAAATAGGTGCTCCGTTTGGTAATAAAAATGCCATGGGTAATAGCGGAGGTCCACCTGTTGGAAGTCAAAACGCTTTAAAGCATGGTCTTTTTGCCAAATACTTGCCACTCGATATGATTGGCGTAATTGAAGATATTAAAACAATAACCCCTATAGAAATACTATGGGGGAATATTTGTATTAAATATGCTGCAATCATACGAGCACAAAAAATAATGTTCATCGAAAGTGAAAATGCGGATAAACAAATTGAAAGCGTTACTCAAACAGTTGAGGAAAGCGACCAATTTGGGAACACTAAACGAATTGAAAAGCATGTTGACACAATCACAGCAGATATTCGTATGGAGAAGTTCCTTAAAGCACAATCAAGGGCGATGGATACACTGGCAAGATTAATTAAGCAGTATGATGAACTATGTAAAAGTGAATTGGCTACAGAGGAGCAAAAAGCTCGTATCGCTAAACTTAAAAATGAAGTTGCGGTTATTAAACAACAAAACGAAGAGAATAAAACGCTCGTTCCTATTATCGTAGGCGGTGATGAAATTGAAGATTAAAGACAATCAAGTAATCGTTCATCTACCTAGTATCGTAGGCAAGCATTATGGTGCGTTTTGGCGGTTTAAAGGTCGCTATAAGGCCGTTAAGGGGAGCCGTGCGAGTAAGAAGTCGTCAACTCAATCATTAAAGGTTATAACCGAAATTATCGAAAATCCTCATATTAATTGGCTAGTGGTTCGCAAGGTTGAACGAACGTTGCGTGATAGTTGTTATGCACAACTTAAATGGGCTATACACCGCTTAAAGGTGGATAATTTTTTTAAGTGCAGTACATCACCTTTAGAAATCACCTATAAACCAACTGGACAAAAGATATTGTTCAGAGGTTTAGACGACCCTTTAAAAGTAACTTCGATTACTGTTGAAGTTGGTTCGCTGTGTAGGTTATGGATAGAAGAAGCGTACGAAATCACAAGCGAGGAAGCATTCGACCGCTTAGATGAAAGTATTCGTGGACAGCTACCCAAAGGAATGTATCATCAAGTAGTGTTAACCTTTAACCCCTGGTCTGATAGGCATTGGTTAAAGAAACGCTTTTTTGATACTCCTAACCCTAATGTCTTGTCTATGACAACGAATTACATGTGTAATGAGTTCCTAAGTGATGCAGACTTGGTGCTATTCGAGGAAATGAAAAAGAACCCTCGTCGCTATAGGACTGCTGGTCTTGGTGAATGGGGTATCGTTGAAGGCCTTGTATATGAAAATTGGGAAGAACGAGTATTTAATGTACATGAAATCTCTAATAGGCCAAATGTACGCTCCGCCTTTGGTATGGACTTTGGTTATGTAAATGACCCTAGCACATTATTCTGTGGCCTTGTTGATACAGTGGCTCGTGAAATATATGTGTTTGATGAAATGTACGAAAAAGGCATGAGTAATGAAGATATTAAGGATAAAGTAACTGATATGGGATATGCTAAAGAACGAATTAAAGCAGATAGTGCGGAACCTAAATCGATTGCGTACTTGCGGAAAGCTGGACTCAGTAGAATTAGGGCAGCAAAAAAAGGACCTGACTCAATTCGTGCCGGCATTTCGATTATCCAGGACTATAAAATTATTATTCATCCTCGGTGCGTTAATTTCATTACTGAAATTAGTAATTACACATGGGAAAAAGATAAGTTCGATAACATGATTAACAGGCCTATTGATGATTTTAACCATTTAATGGACGCCATGCGATACGCTATGGAAGAATTTGACGGTCGAAAAGGCGTACGCTTGTTAATGTAGGAGGTGAAAGTTTGGAGCTTGAATTAGTTAAGAAGTTAATTAAAAAGCATACCTTAGGGCATGCGAAAGTAATCAGTGAAATGCAAACAGCGGAACGCTATTATGAAGTCGAAAATGACATTAAGTTGTTACCGGCTAAAGCAAAGGACGTTGAGGAAGCAAGGCAAAAGGGAGAAAGTTTTAATCCTATGCACCAGGCGGATAACCGAATTGCTTATTCCTTTTATCCATTATTGGTAGACCAAAAAACAGCTTATATGTTTACTGCACCGCCTATTTATGATGTTAAGGACGATAAGTTAAATGAAGTTATCCTTAATACATTAGGCGATGCGTACGAAAAGAAATGTAAGGACTTATGCGTTAAAGCTACGAATGGTGGTGTAGCTTGGGTTCATTACTGGATAGATGAAAACAACGATTTTCAATGGGCGGTATTACCGGCTAATGAAATTATTCCAATCTATAACAATCGTATTAATACAAAGCTAGAAGGCGTATTGCGTGTATATGCAGATATTAACGACGAAGGCGAAAACATTACGGTGTACGAATATTGGAATGACAAAGAAGTACAAGCGTTTTCTATGCGAACTGGCGATGATTACGAAACGTTATCACCTTATACAGCATTTACAATGATTGACCCTAGCGGTGTAACGTTAAATGTTGATACTATTCCGCATCAAATGGAAAAAGTTCCGTTTATTGCGTTTTCTAACAATGCACGTCATACGACTGACTTAAAACGTATTAAGGAATTAATCGATGTGTACGACAAAACGTATAGCGGTTTCTTAAACGATTTAGAGGACGTACAAGAGGTTATATATGTACTCACCAACTATGGCGGTGAAAACTTAGCCGAGTTCTTGGACGGCATGAAAAAATACAAAGCAATTCAAATGGATTCTAACGGTCCTGATGATAGAAGCGGTATTTCAACTCTAACCATTGATATTCCGATTGAAGCACGCAAAGAACTTCTTGATATTACTCGTAAAGCTATCTTTGATATGGGGCAAGGGGTAGACCCTCAGCAACAAGGTTTAGATGGTACTAGCGGTGAAGCAATGAAGTTTTTATATACTTTATTGGAACTTAAAGCCGGTATGATGGAAACTGAATTCCAACTAGGCTTTAATGAACTAATTCGTGCTATCTGTTCCGCAAATGGTTCAAGTAATGTTACTATCACGCAAACATGGACAAGAACAAGCGTTAAGAATGACGGCGACTTGGTGGACATGTGTTCAAAATCTATGGGCGTTGTATCTAAGCGAACTATCCTTGCGCACCATCCATTCGTAGAAGATGTGAACGAGGAACTTAAACAAATCGAAACAGAAGAAGCAGAAAACAATACTGGTATTTACGATGATTGGCATAGCAAAGGTCATGACGATGGCTCTATAGACGACCATGACAACGACCACAGCGATGACGAATAATCGTATTTATATTTTCATTCGTGGCAGGTAAACCACGGTAAAAACCGGAAGGAGTAAAGCATATGACATTCAAGGAACTATTAGAAAAAATTGGAGTTGCAGAGGATAACATCGACAATGCGACTAAACAATTTAAAGAATTTCTAGATGGTGAATATGTTCCAAAGTCGCGTTTTAATGAGGTTAACGCGGAAAAGAAAACCTTAGAGACTGCTGTTGCAGACCGTGATAAACAGTTGAAATCATTAAAGGATAGTGAAGGTGATGTACAAGCGTTAAAAGACCAAATTACAAAACTTCAAGCAGACAATAAAGCGAATGCTTTAAAAGCTGCCGAAGATTTAAAAGCGCTTAAATTGAGTACCGCGGTTCAATTAGCGATTGGTGATAGCGCACAAGATGCAGAACTCGTAGCTAACTTGATTGATAAGTCTAAACTCGTACTCGCTGATGACGGTAAAGTAACTGGTTTAGATGAACAACTAAAAGACTTGCAAAAGAATAAGGCTTTCTTGTTTAAACCACAGGGCGAACCTAAATTTAAATACGACCCTAACAAGGGTGAAGGCGCGCCTAAGGTAAATCCTTTCAGCAAGGAACATTACAACTTAACGCAACAAGCAGAACTTATTAAGACCGACGTTGCACAAGCTAAAGCACTTGCAGCACAAGCCGGTGTATCTATTGATGGCTTAATTTAAATTAGGAGGACTAATAATGCCAAATCAAAACTTTTCTTTTAACTTGCAAACATTCGCAGCAACTACATTGAAAGACGTAATTAACCCTACAGCGTTGTTCACTGATTATGTAACACGTCGTACAAGCGAATTATCCGCTATTTTCTCTTCCGGTATCGCAACTCGTGATAGTCAATTCGACATGTTAGCATCTGAACCAGCACAAGTTCATAACATGCCTTTCTTCACTGACTTGACTGGCGACTCTGAAAACGTAGTAGAAGGCAACGATTTAACAGCAGATAAAATCGGCTCTAAAATGGATACTTCTACAACTATTCGCCGCGCTAAAATGTGGGGCGCAACTGACTTGTCCGCTCAATTATCCGGTGCAGACCCTATGTCCGCTATTGGCGATTTAGTAGCCGGCTTTTGGGCTCGCGACCACCAAAAAGAATTATTGAATATCCTTGATGGTGTGTTCGCTGCAACCACAATGTCCGACCATATCTTGGATATTTCTGCTAAAACTGGTAAAGCTGCTAACTTCTCCGGTGAAGGCTTTATCGACGCTATGCAACTCATGGGTGATGCTCGCAACTCTTTAACAGCAGTTGTTATGCACTCTGCAACAAAATCTTATCTTGATAAATTGAACCTAATTCAAACTATCCGTCAGTCCGATGCTTTGTCCTTCGACTCCTACATGGGCCGTCGTGTAATTGTTGACGATGGTTGCCCTGTTGATACTGACAAATACACAACTTATTTGTTCGGTGAAGGTGCTATTGCGTATGGTGTAGGTTCTCCTGTTGGTATGGTTCCTGCAGAAGTTGACCGTGATAAACGTAAAGGCTCCGGCGTTGATTACTTGATTTCTCGTAAAGCGTTCATCTTGCATCCTCGTGGGGTAAAATGGACTAATAAAACTCGTGCCAATGCTGAGTCTGTATCTCGTGCAGAATTAAAAGACGGTGGCAACTGGGAACGTGTTTACGAACCTAAACAAATTCGAATTGTTAAATTTGTTCATAAATTAGGCTAAGGGGTAAAACATGGGGACTAATTCATATTGGGCTAGGCGTGCTATTGAACGTGAAGATGAATGGAATAAAAAAAGCCGTGAAACAATCGAAAAAGAGTTGGCCGCTCAATATGAAAGGTCCGCCCAACGGCTACAAGCAAACATTGAACAACTTTACGGAAAGTTCGCCACAGACAACGGATTAAGCATTACAGATGCTCGTAAGTTAATTAACGGAACAGAATTTAGGACTTGGAAGAAGGACGTCGAAGGATATTTGGCAGACTTTGAAAAGACTGGCAACCCTAAGATTATGCTTGAACTAAATACTCTTTCAATGCGCTCGCGAATTTCTAGGTTAGATAAATTGTACAGCGATACTCTTATCGAAATAGATAAGCTAAATCGAAATACAGACAAGGTTATGTCCTCCTTCTTAAAAGAAGCATATAAAGACAATCGCTTGCATTCTGCCTACGAATTAGCAAAGAAAGGGCAAGGTCCTTTGAACGTTGTTGTTGATAATAAACAAATAGAGCAAGTATTGCGAACTCCATGGAGTGGTAAGAACTACAGCGAACGGATATGGGCCAACGGTGAAAAGTTGGCTCGTACCATTCAAGATACTGTTGTTAATGGTGTTCATCGTGGCGTATCTGTTAATAAGCTAGCGAAAGAAGTTCAAGAGCGAATGGGAGTATCTAAAAATGATGCTGTAAGGCTAGTTAGAACAGAGTTAAACTATGTTCATAACCAATCTACATTAGACTCGTTGCGCTCCTCTGATATGGAATTCTTTCAGTTTATTGCAACAATGGATAAGCGTACGTCCTCAATTTGTAGGCAACATGATAATAATATCTACCCAGTTAGTGAAGCTGAAGTAGGAAATAACGTTCCTCCGCTTCATCCTCGTTGTAGGTCTACGATTGCCGGTGCTATTAGTAATAAGAAACCTACTAGCGGTTCTCGAATTACTAAAAAAGAACCAACTTCTAAAGGGGAGTGGACACAATATCAAAAGGTGCCACGCAATATGAACTATAACGAATGGAAAGCGGTTTATGTTGATAAAACAAAAACATTCGCCGATTGGCGAGAGGAACAAAAGGTCGAAAGGCCTAAACAACCGAAACCAGTTAAACCTAAAGAGGTTAATATAAAAGATAAACTATCTAAATTTGACACATCAAAAGCAACCGCGCAAGACGTAATTAATCTTGGAAAGATGGTAAGTCAAAAGCATGATATTATTAACTTAATAGGCAATAAAGATGAATTGGTAAAGGTGTTATCTCAATATCGTGAGGTTGGATATAAAATTCCTAATGCTTCATGGGCCGAAGGTAGCGTTAAGAAGAATAAAGAAATGATACAAGGTGCGTTTGATGTATATCCTAGCGATTGGGGTAAAATGTTAAAGGATAACAATAAAGGCATTAACACTCGTAAAATTAAACGTGGTTATTTCTTTGGTGATGCTGCTGTTACTGGTCGCCCTTTGAAGTATGCTAAAATTAAGAACCCTGAACGATACATTACAATTAATATGAATGGCGTTAAGAAGACAACTCCATTTCATGAAATAGGTCATATGGTTGAATACTTTAACAAAGACGCCAAACGCCTTTCTAATGAGTTTATAGAATTGCGAACAAAAGGCGAAGTTGAAGAAAAGCTAAATGATATTTTAAATGTAAAGTGTTATGGTAGGGAGAAAGCAAAAAAGGATAACTTTATTTCGCCTTATATCGGTAAAACATATTCGAGCGGTTCAACCGAGGTTTTAAGTATGGGGCTTGAAAGCGTATTTGAACCAACGGAAGAAGGTCAATACAAAGGTTGGAACTATGAAACAGGTAAACCGGTTTGGGCTACTATTAAAGACGACCATGAATACCTACATTTCATTATTGGTATGCTATTAACTGTGTAGGAGGGTTATTATGACAACTAAAGAGAAAGCATTTATTGACGCTTTAAACAAGTTTAATAACATGTGTGAAACATATAAATCAATCTTTGGTGAAAATTCCTTGGATAGAGTATTCGTTCTTAGTCCTGGCGATATTTCAACAGAAGAATTAAACGATAGCACAAGAATGCTTGCTGCTGCTATCGCAAACGATGAACCTATTGAACAATTTGACGAAGACATGTGGGAACATGTCTGTTATTAAGGAGAATAACTTTGGGTAACGTTCAATATTTAGAATACGATGAAGCGGTAGCCTTAGTTATTGATACAATTAACCGCTTAATATCTATGACTGATAGTCTTAATCAAGTTAATTGTACCGATTATATAGCGATGTTTGCAGAAAAGTTCGTCCTAGATTGTATGGACTACTGCCACAGAACGAACTTCCCTCGAACGCTTGTATATACGGCTGCCGAATTAGCTACAAAGTACATCAAAGACAAATACAGCGATACACATGGACCGTTAAAGTCTTTGAAAGAAAATGACGTTGAATTCACCTGGGCGGTAACTGATGTATCTCCTATTGGGTGCATTAGTGAAAAGGACTTCGAAAGCATTCGTACAAAGTTAAATCTATATAGAAAAGTGGTGTGGTCGAATGGCTAATGTATACGGAAAACTGCTTGCAGATATTATGTACAAAGATACATGTACCATTTCACGACAACAAGCCACTACGGACGATATAGGGGCGGATGTGTTCGATATAGTCGATGTATATGTAAATGTTCCTTGTAAATTAGGACAAACAGGGCAAACAAGCATGAATAGTGTTAATACTGACAGCGTATTCGCATTAAAGGATAAGTTAAGATTATCCTTGCCAGTCGATTACGATGTTATGGCGAATGATATTGTTAAAATCAATCATCAAGGCCAAACATTCATTATGCGATGTGATAGTCCTTTTAAGTACACAACGCACCAGGAAATCACGTTAATTCGTGATGATGAGGCTTAACTATGGGAGCGAAAGTTAACGGCTTTATGGAGCTGAATTTTAAGTGGAAAAAAATTTTATCGTTATACCCTGAATATATCGATACACTTTTAAAGCAACAAGCGGAGTTATTAATCGCTGATACGAAAGCTAAAACTCCTGTTGATACTGGTACGCTTAGAAATGCATGGAAGCGTACTGAACCGCAAAATAACTCCATTGAGGTATACAATAATACTGAATATGCTAACCATATCGAATATGGACACAGAACGCCGAAAGGTGGTTTTGTGAAAGGGCATAAAATGCTACATCGCTCTACAGTTAAGCGTAAAAGTCAATTTTTAAATGACACGAGAAAGATACTAAGGAACTTGATAGATGCTTAAATTAAGAACTATTCAAAAGGCCTTAGTTGACCTTTTGAAAAACAAATATCCTAATTATAAGGTGTATTTTGACAATGTTGAAAAGTCAAATGCACCTTATTTTTATATTGAAATGTTTGTTCATAGTGGCGTTGGCGATTACAACTATTTCGAAAGGACTGTTCAAGTCGATATTACATTTCGAGCTATGGAAGATAAGAACAACCGCATTAAACGTGCGGACTTGTACGAAATGAGCGATAGTTTAGAATGCGTATTTAGACCTGTACTGAAAGTCGATGATAGATACATCACCATTAACGACTTCGAGCATACATTTATAGATGAAGTATTGCACTTTATCTTTAATTTAGAGTTTAACGATGCTTTCACTGACGAAGAAGTCGGTTTCGTTCGCGGTGAAGTAGTTAGTACTCTTTCATTTAGCCTTAACGGCAATAATTTAACCGAGGAGGAATAACCAAATGCCAAATGAACAAGAAAAATTCGGTTTACCACAGGTCTTAATTGACTTTAAAACAAAGGGCGTAACTGCAATTAAGCGTTCCGCTCGTGGTGTTGTGGTATTAATTTTGAAATGCGAAAAAACGGATGTATCTAACAAGTACAAAATTGCTGATATTAGCGAAATTCCTGATAGTACATTCGATGAAGCTACAACTGATTTGATTAAAAAGTGTTTAGACGGAACGCCTTTGCGTGTACTTGTTTATACACTACCTAAAGCAAGCGTGCAAGGCGCTAAAAATACGCAAGCTACATTGTTAAAACAATTGAAGCATATTCGCTATAACTACATCGCAGCTCCTACTGGTACAGTTCAAGACCAACAAGACTTAGCGTCCTACATTAAAGCAGAACGCAATAACAGTCGAAAAACTGTTAAAGCTGTAGTGGCGAGCGTGGCAGCAGACCACGAAGGCGTTATTAATTTCTGCACAGAAGATATTAAAGTACCAAACGGACAAAACACTCAAGGCCAAACTACATACAAAACGTATACTCCAATTGAATATACTGCTCGTATTGCTGGTATCTTGGCTGGTTTAGCGTTAGACCGTTCCGCAACCTACTTTAAATTAACGGAAGTTGAAAGTGTTAAGGTATACGAGGACTTAACAGACCGTATCGACAAAGGCGAATTGCACTTGTTTGATGAAGAAGACGGCGAAGGCGTTAAAATCGCTCGCGCTTGTAATTCCTTGCAAACGTTCACAACTGACAAAGGTCAAGAATTCCGTAAAATTAAAATCATTGAAGGCGTGGATATGGTAACGGATGATATTCGCGATACTTTCAAAAAGTACTATGTAGGCAAATATATTAATGACTACGACCATAAAATGCTATTCGTGGCAGCCATTATGGTTTACTTTGGACAATTAGCCGGCAACGTACTCGACAACCGAGCTAAGAATAAAGTTGATATTGACGAGCAGTTCCAAAAGGATTATGCAATCATCAAAGGCGAAGACATTTCTACAATGTCCGCTATGGAAATTCGTCAATACAATACAGGTTCTGAAATTGGTTTAGCCGGAAATGTCAAATTTGTTGACGCTATGGAAGACCTTAAAATTAGCTTCACAATGTAATAGGAGGAATAATAAATGGCAAGAGCAAGCGAAGATGTAAAATATCGTGGTCGCCGTCGTTGGAATGGCTCTCATGGTAAAGTTTGGTTCGACGGTGAGTTGGTGTTTGAAATTGAAAGTTTCGAATGTACTGTTGAGGCTCAACGTGAAGATGTGATTATCGGCAACTCTGTTGATAGTAAAATTACATCCCTTAAAGGTGAAGGCACTGCAAAAATTAAAAACGTAATCAATCGAAACTTCCGTAAGCTACATGAAGCGTGGAGCGCTGGTAAAGACCCTCGTTCTGTAATTACTGGCTTATTAGACGACCCTGACGCGGTGGACGGTCAAAAGGAACGTATCTCTATTGATAATGTATGGTTCAATAAATTAACTCCTTTGCATTTTGAAAAAGGTAAAGTTGTTGAAACAGATATTCCATTCGGCTTTACACCGGAAGATTTACAATACATGGAATCTATTGATTAATTGAAAGGAACATAACAATGTCTGTATCTATTAACGAATTAATTGCTAAACGTGAAGAAATTAAGGCTCGTAAAAGTCAAAAACTAACAATCGAAACTTCTTTGGGTGAAGTTGTAGCTAAAAAGCCTACAACTTTACTTATGACAGAAGCATTAGGTTTAGACGGTGATAACGATGAATATATCGTTTATAACTGTATCGTTGAACCTAACTTGAAAGACAAAGACTTGCAAAAGGCTTATGACTGCGCCGAACCTATGGACATTGTGGGTAAGTTATTCGAATTCGGCGAAATTAAAGCTATTAGCACGGTTTTGATTGAGTCTGTAGGCGTTGGCAAGAAACTCGACCACGCTATCTTTGACGAAGCAAAAAAGTAATAGAAGAAGACTGGGAGGCGGCTACGGCCGCCTACTTAGTTTTAAAAGGTCATACGTTCGATTACTTTTTTAAACTCTCTTTAATGGAAAAAGTGCTGTGTAATGTAGCTATGGAAAAAGAAAGGAAAGAACGTGTGGAAATTACAAAATTAGCTATAAGGGAGGTATTAGGTGGATAATAAAGAACGTTTAGGCGTCGAACTGTACCTTGACGATAAGGGGTTTACCAATGCAGTTAAAAAGGCGCAACAATCAACACAACAACTAGCGAAATCTGCTAATACTCTTACTCCTGCGATGGCCGGTGTTGATAAAAGCATGAATAGTGCTATCAACTCCGTTAAAGGTGTTGCGAACGCAAGCAAAAAAGCTGAAAGCGAACTATCTAAATTAAAGCGAACTGGTAGTAACGTTAAAGTTAAGATTGATGCTAAGGATAATGCTACTTCTAAAGTTCATAAAATTAAAAATGAACTAAACGGCTTTAAAGGCAAAGTATATACAGCTACAGTTAACGTTAAGCAAAATCTAGCCGGTAGTATTGGCGCTGTTGGTAATCGATTAAGCGGTGCGATGTTCGGTGCTACAATGCAAATGGCCGGTATAGCTGGTATTAGTTTCGGTATCGCAAACGGCATTAAAAAATACGCTGATTTCGAGAAAGAAATGTCAAATGTAAAAGCTATTTCAGGTGCAACGGCCGATGAGTTTTTACAACTAAAGAAAAAAGCAATCGATATGGGCGCTGCCACTAAATATACTGCTACTGAGTCCGCCGAGGCATTCAGATATATGGGTATGGCCGGTTGGAAAACTAGCGAAATGATTGGCGGTATTGAAGGCATTATGAACCTTGCCTCTGCCTCCGGTGAAGATTTGGCAACAACTTCCGATATTGTTACTGATAGCTTATCTGCGTTTGGTTTACAAGCTAAAGACTCCGCTATGTTCGCCGATGTATTAGCCTCTGCAGCAACAAACTCAAATACAAATGTTGCTCTAATGGGGCAAACATTTAAATACGCTGCACCAGTAGCCGGTGCATTAGGGTTTAGCATACAAGATACTGCGTTAGCTGTAGGTCTTATGGCTAACCAGGGCATTAAGGGTTCAGAAGCCGGTACAGCTTTGCGCTCTATGATGACTCGTATGGTTAAACCAACAAAAGAGTCCGGTGAAGCTATGCAGATTTTAGGCCTTAACATATTAGATGCTAACGGTAAGATGAAACCTTTTAGAGATATCATTAAAGATATTAAAGAAGGTATGAGTAAATTAACTCCGGAAAGTAAAGCTGCTGTAGCCGGTATGCTTGCCGGTCAAGAAGCTATGTCAGGCTTGCTTGCGTTGGTAAATTCTCCGGATGCCGATTTTAATAAATTGGCGGAAGCTATCGATAATTCAAACGGCAAAGCAAAAGAAATGGCTGCTATTCAGCTTGATAACTTAACTGGTGATTTAACACTACTTTCTAGTGCTTGGGATGGTTTTGTAATCAAAGTTATGGACGGTAAAATCGGTGGTTTTAGGGATATCGTACAAGGTATTAGCAACTGGTTCGCCGGTTTAACTGAAAACTTTGAAGCAAACGGAATTACAGTCCGAAGTGTTCTTGACGGAATAACCTCAGCGATTAAAGAGTTAGTAGGGCAAACGCTAAAAATGGAAGGACTTCCTTCTATTTTATCTGCGGCTGCATTAGCAGTAGCCGGAATAGGTGTTTTTAAAGCCGGTCGAGGTGCTTTTAATTTATTTAGAGGTGCAAAGGGTGGTTCTATGGGTGGCCCTGGTGGTAGTTCTGCCAGTGATATGACTATAAACGCCTTGAATGTAACTCTTATAGCAAATCGAATGTTAGGCGGTGCGCAAGGTGCTGGAGTTGGAACAGTTGGCAAAGTAGGTAAAGGTGCTGGAGCAGTCGGTAGAAGATTAACTAAAATCGGCGGTAAAATCGCACTTCCATTAGCGTTAGCTATGGGTGCATATGACTTAGCTACGAGCGATGATAAAGCTCGTGCCGGAGTCGGTTTAGGTGGTAGTCTTGCCGGTGGTTTAGCCGGAGCGAAATTAGGCGCTATGGGTGGTGCTGCTTTAGGCTCTATAATTCCTGGTGCCGGAACTGCTGTTGGCGGTGCTATTGGTGGCCTTGTAGGTGGTGTTGGCGGTGCTATATTCGGTGAAGAAATTGCACAGCAAATTTATGACGGCATCACAAATAATTTAGAAGGTTTAACTGCTTGGTTTAGCGAAAAGTGGAATAGTATTTTATCTACTTGTGCTCCAGTCATTAATACGATTGTTGGCTTATATGCATTCTTATGGGATGGCATAGTGGCGATATTTGGTCCTGTTGCGAGTTGGTTTAATGATACTGTTTGGCAACCTGTGTATTCTTTCGCTAGTTCTGCAATAGACAGCATTGTAAGCGTGTTTAGTGGTGCATGGGAAAATATTAAAGGCGTATGGGCTGGAGTTGCTAACTGGTTTAATGAAAATGTATGGAGTCCTATCAAAAGTGCAGCAAGCGGTGTATTCGATGCTGTAGGTGGTGCGTTAAGCGCTGTTCAAGCTAGAGGCTCTCAGGTAACAGGTATTCCAGGTCATGCAACTGGTACAACTCATTTCGGTGGTGGTTGGACTGAAATTAACGAACGTGGCGGTGAAATTGTAGACTTGCCGAATGGTAGTCGAATTTATCCGCACGCAACAACGGAGAAGATGATTGCTAATAGTTTAGGTGGCTCTAACTCTGTTAACCAATATTCTATAAGCGGAAATACATTCGTTGTTCGTGAAGAAGCAGATATCGACCGCATAGCACATTCGTTATTCTCTATGCTTGAAAGTGCGGAAGTAAATTATGGAGGTGTATAATGGCAAAATTAATCAGCGGTATTGGTAGGGCATTATCGCTTTTATCTGTTGTATTAGGTAAAAGCGGAAATAACTATCCTACAATTATTCTTTCACAAGGTGAAGAACGATTAGTCTTGCCAGTAACTCCTACAAAGTATGAAGTAGGGAATGAACAAGATAATAAAAGCGTTAATATCACTCAAATAGGTGAAGCGCTATTATTTGGCAACCCTAAATTAATTACGTTAACTTTTGAAAGTTTTCTTCCAGCTAAAGACTATCCATTTATCGTAGGAGATAAACGCAAGCCGGCGGAAATTGTTGCTTTAATTAACAAATGGAAAGAATCAAAGAAACCAGTTAGGGTTATTGTTAGCGATGGCCCTATTAATTTAATGATGGCTATTATGGCCTTTCCATGGAAAAAGCAAGAAAACACCGGCGATTTATATTACACGCTTAATCTTAAAGCGTACAAAGATTTGAATACCTCTATGTCTGCGGATGATACAAAGGCTGTTGATGATGTTACAGGACTTAAAGATAGACCTACAATTAATGATAAGCCTAGTACCGCAACGCTACATAATAGGGGCTCAGATATTTTAGATGCTGCTAAAAAAGCATACGGCAACTATAAACACTACGAACGAATTATTCAGTCTAACGACTTAAAGAATTTAGCTATTAATAATTTAAGCCAGTTAAGAAAGTTGAAGGTTAAGTGATGATTATTAAACACATCGGAACTAAAACGGTTAAAGATGATAAAACCGGTGAAGAAAAGAAAGTTCCAGTTGAGAACGATATATCTCATTTAGTTAATAATTCAACGTGGAGCGGTTCTCGTATTCAAGCAGCACGAAAACTCGAATTTGTATATACGCAAGAACCTAGAGATACTAATTGGCCTGTATATGTACTTGGTATAGGTGAAACTGTTAAAGCATATTCAGAAGATGGTGAGTTGCAATTTGTTGGAAATATATATTCCACCGAACGAAAAACATCCGCATCAACGATTACAGTTGTATGTTATGACAATATGTTTATTCTTAGTAAATCAAAGACTACTAGGAAATTTACAAATATGACCGCAGAAGACATTACAAAAGCTGTTTGCAAGGAAATGGGTATTAAGACAGGTAACCTCGCTGAAACAGGCGAAAAAATAACTTTTATCGCTAATAACAAGTCAGGCTATCAAATAATACTCATGGCTTATACAGAGGCAGCTAAAAAGACCAATAAAAAATATCAAGCTATGATGGAAGGCGACGAACTCGACGTCATAGAAAAAGGTTCAGTTATTGAAGGACTTGTAATCGACCAATATCGTAATATTACAGACTCATCCTATAAGGAAAGCATCGAAAACATGATTAATAAAGTCATGATTGTTGATGATAAAGGTAATTTGATTAGGTACGAAAGCAAGGACGACCAAATTCAAAAGTATTCCATGATACAAGCGGTATACAAAGAAGGTAAAAACAAAAACACGCAAGAAGAAGTTAAGGATATATTTAAAGGTCCTGAACGTAGCGGTGTTATTGATTGTTTAGGTGATTATGATGCCTTGTCCTCGTATTCAATCGAAATTAAAGATGTGATTACGCAATTAAGCGGTCAGTTTTGGATAAAAAGTGATACGCATAAATTCGAAAACGGACAGCATACTATGAAACTCGAGATTGAGTTTGAGAACCTAATGACGAAAGAAAAAGTAGACCATTCTTTAGAAGAAAAGGAAAAGAAACGCCAGGAGCGTGAAGCAAAAAAAAGCAGTAAAACCTCTAAAGGAAAAGGTCGAAGGTCTACTAGAAAATCAACGAAAAGAAAGGTAGAAATACGTTATGCCTAAAGATATTCCGAGCGCTGCTCATTCAATGGCAAAAATGGTTAATACTATTCATGGAATAGCTAAAGATGAACAGCCAATGGGAATGCGAATTGGTGTTGTTACATCACCATTCCCTAACCTTGTCATTCGTGTTGATAATATCGACATTACAAATGAACAGATATATCTTAATGACTATTGGAAGCCGGACCACTACCGCGAAGCGAAAGGACACATTATAAGTGAAACTCAACCTAGAAGTGGTGGAGGTGGATATGCTTTGTTCGCCAGTCATACGCACGAAATCCATAACGATTATACCGATACAATTATCATGACTGATACCTTGCGTGTAGGTGATGAAGTAACGGTATTTCCTGTATATGCACAAGGCGAGCAGTTGTATTATGTAGACCAAAAGGTGGTGAAGTTATGAGTGCGGAATATCCGTTCGCAAGTTCAACAAATGTCAGCGTTTATCAAAGTGATGAGTTGCCGTTATTTGTTGAATACGATTGGAACTTTGAAACAAACTCTTTTAAATTCACTGCTAATGGTAGCCGAATAAAAGTAACTGGTGATGAAGCCTTGAAAGTTTGGGTATATAAAGCTCTAATGACTGAACGTAATCAATATCTAGCCTATTCTACTCGTTATGGTATTCAATTAAAGCCTTTTATAGGCAAGGTTATGAGCGTTAGTGAACGGTATAGCGAACTTAAACGAGTCATCATTGAATGTCTTATGGTTAACCCTTATATCAAGTCCATTGATAATATTACATTTAGTGAAGATGGCGATAAGGTCGATTGTTCCGTAGAACTAACAACGATATATGGAGGGCTTAATATTAATGTTTAACATTCCAACTAGCGATGAGATATTAAAAGATTTACAGGAACAATGTACATCGCCTTATAGTAAATTTGAGGGCACGTTTGAATATGATGTGTTTTCATCTAACGCTATTGAGTTTATGAAAACATATGTTGAATTAGGCGAATTGTATAAAGTATCATTTGGTGATACTGCTTATAGCGACTTTCTAACTATGAGAGCCAAAGAGTCAGGTATTATTAGAAAAGCAGCTACTCACGCAGTAGGCGTCGTTGTTGTTAAGGGTAACGGAATAGTGCCTAAAGGTAGTCAATTTTCTACGGCGAGCGGAGTTTTATTTGAAGCTATATCAGAATATGTAGTAAAAGGTAAGCAACAAATAGAAGTAAGAGCTGTTGAAGCTGGTGTTAACGGAAACGTTAACGCTAATACAATAACGACTATTTCTATGTCTATTCCTGGTATTATTTCTGTAAATAATGAAGAGGCTACTTCTGATGGCTTTGAAGAAGAAACGGACGACATGTTAAGGGAACGTTACTTGCTACATGTTCGATATCCTGGTACTTCCGGAAACACAATGCACTATTACGAATGGGCTATGTCTATTCCTGGCGTTGGCGGTGCGAAAATTATTCCAACTTGGAACGGACCAGGTACAGTTAAAGTTATTGTTGTAAATAGTGAGTTTAAACCGGCTTCTGATAAATTGGTTAAAGCGGTTAAAGATTATATCGAAACCGTAAGACCTACAACTGCTATGGTTACAGTTTCATCCGCCATCAATAAACCGATTAATGTTAGCGTAACAATAGAAGGGCGTGATTTTAACCTATCTACCTTCAAAGACCTTATGCGAGGATATTTAATCGAGCTTGAAAAAATGGTAATTACAAGGGATGAAAAAGTTAAACTTTCGATAGCTAAAATAGGCAGCTTAATTCTTGATGCCGGCGCTGTTGACTATCAAAACTTGCGTATTAACAACTCGGATAAAAGCATTGTAATTAACGTTGATGATTTACCGATATTAGGGGCGGTGAATATACAATGATATTTGAACTTTTAAGAACTTATAAAGTTGACGTTCTTAGATACTTGCCTAAATTCTTATCAAAAGATAGTTCTTTTAAAGCTACACAAGACTCTCTAAGCGAAGAACACGAAAAACTAAGGTTACTCATTATCGATATCTGCAAGCAAATGTTTGTTGAAACTGCGACTTGGGGGTTAGGTGATTGGGAGCGAGTTTACGGAATTAAAACCGATAAGGACTTATCGCTTGAAAAAAGGCGTGAAAACTTGTTGATAAAAATACAGGGCGCCCAAACTGTTACAACTCCTCAACTTGAAAAGTTGGTTAATAACGTTGTTTTAACTAATGATGCGAAGGTTATTGAAAACACCGCTCCAAACCAATTTAAAATCGTAATGGAAACTGCTGTTGCTGTAGACGAGGTGCGAAAGGTTGTAGAGCAGTATAAACCGGCTCACTTAACCTACGTGGTCGGACATTTATTTAAATCGAATTCGAAAATTTATGTAGGCGGAATTGTATCGGTTTGTACGGTATCTAAAGTTAAATATGCTGCTTCTGATAAGCGAATAAGCGTATCGGAAGGGTTGTATATCGGCATGTCTGTAATGAATACAGACATAATAAAAGTGTAATGAATACGGAGGTTATTAATGAGTAATTACGGCGCTATTACAACAACTCAACTCGGAAAGAATATGATTGCCGAGTCTTTTAAAACTAAAAAAGGTATTATTTTTACCAAAGTTGCATTAGGCGAAGGCCTATTGAATAGCGGTAATATAAACGACCTAACTAATTTGGTATCAAAAATAGTAGACGGAGAAGTGTCTACTGTCAATACAATTTCTACAAATGAAATTGAAGTTGTATCGACCATTAATAACAGAGCCTTAACTCGTGGCTATTACGCTCGTGAGTTAGGGCTTTTTGCAAAATTAGGCGAGGGTGGACAAGAGAAGCTGTTTGCGTACACAAACGCTGGAGCCGACGCAAGTTATGTTCCGCCTAATAGTAGTATTGATGAAAAGATTATCACCATTACTATTGGCATTGGTAATGCCTCTATCACCATTAATCCTAAAAGCCACATATATTTAACGGAAGCTCGTTTAAATCAACACGAAAACGATGTTAATGCACATGGCGGTATTATGAAAAAGTTCTTACCTCTAACAGGTGGTACAGTAACAGGTAGCGTTACTTTAGAAAATGGCTCTTGGTTAAAACTTAACTCAAACGCATTCTCAGGCGCTGTTCGAATTACTGAACGAGGAACGCTTGATGTTGGTATTAGCGACAACGCAAATGGTTCTGTTGAAAATGTGAACATCTGCTCTATGAACCGTCCTGGTTGGTATAACAAGAATCTTGGAGGTGCTCGGCAACTCGCTTTGGTTGAAGAAATTAACGCAGCTGAAACACGATTTAACGCTTCTTTGAATGGTTATTTACCACTAACAGGTGGAACATTAACCGGCGACTTAACATTTAATTCCGGTAATGGAATTAAGATTAAAGGTGAAGGCGGAAATCATACTATTAGCAGAGGCGGTAAAAACCTTAACCTCGGTAACGAGAGCTTCACAGAAGCATCAAATTTATGTTGCAAAAAACGACCTTCTTGGTATGCCGGCCCTGACAATGTTAATAACGGCTTTTTAATGAAACTGAGTGATATTTCTGTAACTAGCGGAACGATAAGTGATGGACAAACTTTGCCAATCCCTTCCGGATATAGTAAAGAAGAATGTACTGTATTATTATCTTTATCTAAAAGTAACGCAGAAAATATATATGTAGATATTAGAGAATCCGGTATCGCTAACTCTGTACAAGTAGAATGTTGGGTTGATAATAATCTAACAGCGCATGTAGGTATGTGGTGGAGAAATAATGAAGGCTATTCACATAGTGCATATGGCAATGGTGAAGGCCGCGGTGACACTTGGATGCCTGGTAAAGCTACTTATATTTGTATTGCATTAAAGAGGGCGTAACATATGGACTTTGTTAAGCGCTTAAACGAAACTCTACATATCGGCGATGATTGGGCTAGGGCTTACAAAGTTATAGGTGATGTTGATTTTGCAGAGGCAAGAGGTGCCTGCAAAATACGCACCTATAAAGGCGATGTTATTTTAGAGCCTAATTGCGTAGTTGATGGCGACCGCCTAATCGTAACTATTAGTAGCGAACAATCATTAGGTATTAACCGAGCATTCACTCGGTGTAAATACGATGTGTTCCTAATCACTAAGGAACAAACAATTAAGTTAGTCATGGGAAGTATGGATATTATCCCTGACGTAAGTATGCATTGAAAAAGGAGATTTCAAAATGGCAGAACAAAAAGCGACTAAAAGAATTGAAGATGTGGAAGTTGAAAAAATTCATCAATTCATTATTAATGTAGGTGTTCCTGGCATGCGTGGTGGTAGCGGTGCGGACGGCCACGAAGGCCCTGAAGGTCCTGCAGGAAAAGCATTACGCTTCGAAGATTTGACAGAAGAACAAAAGGCAGAACTCAAAGGCCCTAAAGGCGATGCACTCCGCTTTGAAGATTTAACAGAAGACCAAAAAGAAGAACTTCGCGGACCGAAAGGTGAGGATGGTAAGCGAGGTCCTAAAGGCGAAAGCTCTGTTGCTACAAAAGCGCAACAAATGTTATTCAAGTTAAATCGTTGGTGTAAATCTAGCGATGTAGACGATGTACTATGCGCCATTATCGAACAAACTGTATCCGCTAAAATTGGCTTTAAACCATTAACTATTGGTACTGCATTATTAGGTCAAACCGAAGTATTAGTGAACGGTGAACCGCATTTTAAAGTTAAAGTGGTTGCAACTGATACAGAGTTCGAAATTCAAGATAATGGTGAAGTAACTATTACAATTCCTGAACTTGGCGAAGATAATGTTGCTCTTGAATACTATAATTTCGCCGGTGAAAAAATTACTGATAGTTTTGTTCCTGGTGCTGTAACATTGCAAGCGGATGAAGTGTACGATAACACCGTTGGTGTTAAGTTCTTGCGATTTGGTCGAAAATTAGTGTTAAAACTTAACGGTTATAACGGCAGCTCCTTCAACTGGTTGGGTAAATGGAATAAGTCGGATATTGATACTTTAGAAATGGAAGCGGATACGCATAAATACATAAAGGATTTAGATGGTAGCAATCGTAATAAATACGACGGATTAACGTTTGTTATTAGCAAGCCTGAAAATATTGAATTTGGGGTAGAATACAATCAAGGCACTGTTACAATTAAGACTCCGACAAGTACTCAACAATTCGAACTCTATGTTAACGATAATGTTTGGAACGGAAGACGGTACGAAATGAACGCTTTGTAATAGAAAGGAGCGAAGATGTGGACTTGGCAGTTTGAGTTGAACGACATTTTAACAACGCTGTCTATAGTCGGTCTTGTTGCCGGCTTAGGTTATAAAGTGTTGGTCGTTCCCTTGCTCGAAAAATTAGATTCGCAGAGAGTTCAAGATAACTTGATATTTCAAGAAAAATGGGGAATTTTAACTGATACCCTTAAAGATTTAAAAGATGAAATTAAGTTATCTCGTGCAGAAAGAGTTAAAGCGGAGGGAAAGCAAGTGATGTTAACTGCCAAAATAGAAGCCTTAGAACATAGAGTTAATGATATTAAGGAGGAATTACATGAACATACCGCCAAACCTCATTAATACATTAAAAAAGACAGGCCAATCTATGAGGTCGGTTAACATACATCCGACAGGTATATTCGCAACAAGGGCGCTAGTATTTATAATGCTAGTGCCTATTTTATTGGTAGTGGTTGAGTACATAATGGCTTTTATAAGCGGTTATGTATCTGACGAAACAAATAAATTAATTAGCGTAGGAATAAACATTATCGACCATATATTTATTCCTAGTGTTTTAACTGCTTTAGTTGGCTTTTTGGCACTATGGATAGATAAAAACAATAATGGTATTCCGGATAAGTTGGAGGATAATAAGTAATGAAAGTATTTATAAACCCTGGACATGATATTAATTTAGATAGCGGAGCGGTTAACCCTAACACAGGCCGTCGTGAGTGCGACGTCGCTCGTGATGCTGGTAAATTACTTATGCAGTATTTAGAAACCGCTGGATGTGAAGTTAAAGCACTTCAAGATGATAATTTAGGCCTTGTATGTGAAACTTCTAACGAATGGGGAGCGGATATATTTGTATCGCTCCATTGTAATGCTTTTAATACGCAAGCTCGCGGTACTGAAACGCTTTACAAGTCTTTTAACGGCCAACGATTAGCGAACGACATTCAAAGCCAACTCATACGCAGCATTAACACCGTAGACCGTGGCGTTAAAAAGCGTGATGATTTATGGGTATTAAACGGAACCGACGCAACCGCAGTTCTTGTTGAAATGGCTTTCATTGACAATGACGATGATTTAGAAATGCTAAATAACGACCTCGATACGATTGTTCGTGCTATTGCTCGTGGTATTACTGATTACATAGGAGGGCTATAATGTATGTTCGCCTTAGAAAACTTGCGGAAGGTTATCCTATGTTCATTCCTATTTTGTTGTTGCTTGTTTGTCTTGCCGGTGTATGGTTCTTCGCCGACAGACGAAGTAATATTGACGAGAGCGGAATACAACGCTCTACAGTCGAAATTAACAACGCTAGACAATACAATAAGCAAGCAGTTGATGATAATCGACGAACTAGAACAGCAGTTGAACATAGCGAAACTCTCAACGACCGATCAACAGACGGAATTAATCGAAGTATTGAAATCACTGAACGAACAAAAGACGCTATTAGTCGAAGCGAAGAATACATTAATCAAGCAAGAAGTAACGCTAACAGCGCAAAGGGACTCATTAGCGAAAGCAGAAGCATACTTGAACATGCAGAAAAACGAACTAAAGAAGGCAAAGTCGAAATATCGCAATAGTCAAATTTTAAATGCTATTTTAGGCGCTGGCCTTATATATGTAGCAGCAAAAGACTGAGAGGTGGTCCAATATCTCCCTAATCGTGCGAGGGTGGCGCATGAACTGGTATTGGTTACAACTGAATAAAAATAAAGGGGTGCCGTAAAAAGCACCCCTTTATTTTTTTTTGCATTTTTTTGAAATTGGCGGTTGTCCTCATCTTGAATATGTTATATAATATAATCAAAGGTAAGATATATATTAATTAAAGGAGATACCAAAATGATTAGAACATGCAAACAACTTGAAAACAAATTAAACACTATCAACAACACAACAGATATTAAAATCAAAAAAGATGGCAGTATGTACATCGTTGTTATGGGTGGTTATGAATCCGCTATTTGGGGTTATGGTTTAAAAGACCTTGTAAATGAATTAAAAGGTTTAGAAACAATCAAGATGGTATATCGTAGTTGGACAATGCAAGGTATGAAAGTTACAACTATCAAAGGTCTAAATTAGGAGGTAATTAAAATGAAAAACATTAGCACAACAGCACAATTAAACAACGCTTTAAAAGACGGTTTAAAAGTAGGGGCTACGCCTAAATTTTACGGAGACAGTTGGAGATATACAATGAATATCGTGGATATGAAAGGTAATAAATGGGTAGAAGATACAGATTTAATTAAAGATTTAGCAGTGAAATGCAGAGAACGTGGTTTATTAAAATTTGGTTACTAAGGAGCGATTAAAATGATTAGAACATGTAAACAGCTAGAAGCAGCTTTAAGAAAGGTGAACGATATTGCGTTAATAGTAGAAAAAGTAGGTATTGCATATCGCGTTTCTTATGGCGGTTATCGCTTAACTTGTTATAACGTACAAGATTTAGTTCGAGAAATGAATAAAGAAACAGTTGCTTTGAACTATGCTTTATGGTGTAAAGACGAAAGTAGAAAAACTATCTACATCAAAGGTCTTAAAGCAGAAAAATAAAAAATATCAAACTATCGCTTGCCTTAACCTTGAAAGTATTATATAATATAATCAAGGTTAAGGTTAATAAATCAACAAAGGAGAAACCACATGAAATACCAAATCACTACAGAAAACAACTTCGAATGGAATACACATACTTTTGAAGTGAATGAAGTTGAAAACTTGTTCTTCGCAGATGGTAACGTAGTTATCGTATTCAACAACGGAAGCAAACAACTTTTGGAAAATGTTAAATCTGTAAACGTGAAATAAGTTATAAGGAGAGGTACAATGACACTAGACGAATTAAATAGCGTAATCATGCAACAAAACAGAAATGTAGCTATCGACAAGCACAGAACATGTTATGAATGTTATAACATTCACACAAACAGACTTGTAGCAAGTGCAGCAACAATCGACGAACTAAAAGATATGATGGTTCGTATAGATATTATCAGAGGTTAAGGAGGAATAGTAATGAAGTACTTATTGAAATTAGGCAGAGGCGAAAACAAGGTAATCGAAGCGGACACTTTAGAAAAGTTGTTATACTTAGCAAGTTATGAATATTGCGACTATTACACAGTACACGACGCTGGAGATATTAGCGATATGCTAGACTGGGATAACGGCGATGATAAAGCATTTACAGCTCGTATCCACCGTACAATTAAAACACTTAAACAAGGTTATCATGTGGTGTTTGGCGATAAGACAGCTAAGTTTAAACCAAATGAATTAAATACTATCAGCGACGTTGAACGAATTATGAAGCGTGCTGGTGCATGTAGTTTTACAATTGAGGAGATTATATGAAAAGTAACGGATGGGGCGGCGCTCGAAAGGGCGCCGGAGCTCCTGTAACAGTAGGCGATGAAGGTCGTCGGAAGGCAAGAGTGATTTCACTTAACGATAAAGAGTATGAAACGTTAAATGACATCGCAAAAAAGAACGCTGTCAGTATATCACAACTCATACGAGATTTCTTTAACTTATAATCGTCAAACAGTTCGTCAAAAACTTAAATGAAAATACGCTAAATAATTTAAAATTAAACGCTGTAAGGCGTGTTTGATTAGCTGTTAATACTAATACATATAACGCTATTGAAAATTAAATATAGTCCAAAGTATAATTATAGTGTTA